TGTGTCGTCGGTGCAACAGGGGCTAACCTGGACGATCCAGGAAAACACCACAGCAGCTTCAATCTATACACCTGGCAACTTCGTGGTGACGGTGGACGACGGGACGGGCGACCCGAGCAGAGCCCTACTGGCAAACGTGCAGACTGCCATTGCTGCGGTCCGGCCGGTGGGATCTGCATTCCAGGTGCTGGGGCCCAGCGTGGTTGCGGCCAACATTTCCCTGACAGTGATTGCGGCTGCGGGCTACACCCAGACACAAGCCGTGGCAGCGGTGCAGAGCGCGCTGACGACGGCGGTGAATGCCGGTGGAATGGGCACCGGGTTCATGTTTGGGACGATTTACCAAGTGGCCTTGAACTGTCCCAGCGTCGCTGCCGTCGAGGGGGTAACGCTGAATGGTGCGACCTCCGACCTGACCGTAACGCAGGCACAGGTAGTCCGCGCCGGCACAATCGCGGTGTCCTGACATGGCAACGGGAGATCAGGCCGACATCGTGTCGCGGCTGCGGGCTGTGCTGCCGGCGCGATGGTTCCCCGACACGGCGCCGGGTGCTGCGAGCAACACGCCTATCCTCGACGCGGTGCTGGCTGGCATCGCCAGTGTCTGGGCACAGGTTTTCTCGGCTCTGAGCTACGCCACCCTGCAAGCGCGCATCGCGACCGCATCCGACGTGTTCCTGGACATGATCGGGGTGGACTTCTTCGGCACCACAATGTCGCGCCAGCAATCGGAAAGCGATGCGCACTATCGGACGCGGCTGCAAGCCGCGATGCTTCAGCCGCGGGGGACGCGGGCCGCGCTGGTGCAGGCACTGGTTGGTCTGACTGGCCGCAGGCCGGCGATCTTCGAGCCCACGCGGCCACCCGATACGGGAGCCTGGGGCATGGCCTGCGGTTGGGGGGTCGCGGGTGGCTGGGGCAACCTCGCCATGCCATTCCAGTGCTTGGTCACTGCGTTCCGGCCGCAGGGCGGTGGGGTGTCGGTCGTCGCGGGCTGGGGCGTTCCTGTGGGCGGCTGGGGGGGCGGGGTGATCGAGTACGCCAACGCGTCGATGGAGAACGAGGAGGTGAGCGACGAACAGATTGCCGCCGCCATCGCCGGGGTGATGCCGGCCGCCACGATTGCTTGGCTGCGTATTTCCAACTGAGGGCCACCAATGGACCGCACGATTGTTTATCCGGGCAGCATTCCGCTTGACACGGACCTGCTGCGCCTCAACCGCAACACCATGATTGCGCTCGGCGCGCTGATGAAGGCGGTGCTCGGGACCGCGACGGTGGCCGATGGGCTCGTTGTCTCGCCGATGACACCGAATTCGCTGTCGGTGTCCGTCGGGCCGGGCAGCATCACGGCGTTCACAGTGGTCGATACCATGTCGTTCGGTTCCCTGGCGGCGGACAGTGACGGTCTGCTGAAGATGGGCGTGAACCTGGAACCCACCACACTGACCGTGTCAGCTCCCACCATCGCCGGGCAGAGCGTGGCTTGGTTGATCGAGGCGGCGTTCGTCGAGACCGACACCAATCCGACTGTGTTGCCTTACTACAACGCGAGCAATCCGGCGCAGCCTTGGCTGGGGCCGGCCAACGCCGGAACCGCGCAACCGACGTCGCGGGTGCAGCAGGTGCAGATACAGGCACTCTCCGGCGTGGCCGCTGCGACCGGCAGCCAGGTGCCTCCGCCCGTCGATGCAGGCTGGGCAGGGCTAGCCGTGGTGACGCTGGCCTATGGCCAGAGCTCGGTGGGGCCTGGCGATATCGTGCCGTGTACGAGCGCGCCGCTGTTGCCATACCGGTTGCCTCAGCTCCGGCCGGGATTCACCTCGCTGCAGGCGTTCACAACGAGTGACGTGTTCGTAGTGCCGAACGGGGTGACCCAGGCCAAAGTGACCGTGATCGGCGGCGGCGCGGCGGGGGGCACCGGTGGCGGCTATCCGGCTGGCGGTGGCGGAGCCGGTGGTCGGGCCGTGAAAGTGGTGACTGGTCTGACGCCTGGCATCACCGTGCCGGTGACGGTGGGTGCCGGCGGCACGCCAAACCCCTCCACCGGCGCTGGCGGCAACGGGGGCACTTCGTCCTTCGGTACTTATTGTTCGGCGACCGGTGGCCAAGGCGGCGCCGGGGGAACCTCTGTCTATCCGGCGGGCGGCCCAGGCGGCATGGGTGCCGGTGGCGACGTTAATTTTGGCGGTTCATACGGCACCGACGGAGTGGTGCTCGCCGACCGTGGTGGTGACGGCGGTGGTCCTGGTGCCGGACGTGGGGCCACCGGCATCGGCGGTGCCAGCTTCGCGGCACCGGGATATGGCGGCGGTGGCGGCGGCAGCGAGCCGTCATCTCTCGGGGGCGCCGGCGGCGGCGGTCTCGTTCTGGTGGAATGGTGAGCCTGTGGAGATTGACCACGCCGGCGTCGTGCGTGAGGTGACGACCATCGACCCGGCCGGGCGGTATCACACACCGCGCTGATATGGGTGATCTTACCAGCCGCATGTGGCGGCGACGGTGGCAGCCGCAATCAGTCGGGCGGCGGAACCTGGGCGTTCGGGCTGGTTTTCGTCGAATACTGAGCGTCGGGCGAGCAAAGGGAATTCACATGAAGATGTATGCGCGCGTCGAAAACCACGTCGTGGTGGAGATCGTTACCACAGCGGAGAATGTCGACTCGCTATTCCATCCATCACTGCACTGGGTCGACATGACCGGGCAGGCCGTACAGGTGGGCTGGGTACAAGACGACAACGGCACGTTCGCACTGCCGCCGCCGACGGTGGCGACGTTGCCCGCGCCGAGCATGGCTGAGCTACTCACCGAACTCGCTGCACTGAAGGCGCAGGTCGCGCAACTACATATCAGCTGAACGAGTCCCGGCATCTACCGTTCGTCGCCGTGGCCTTCGGCCATGGCCATCAACAATCGCCGCTGCAGCTAAGGACGCGGATGGCCGGCTGACGCCGGCCGTGGCGGATCGTTGCGGCCGGCCTGTGTGTTCTGGGGAGCAACTTGATGTCCACCGTCGCCCCGCAAGTGGTCCGTCCGAGCAGCGCACGGCGCGTGGTGCTCGACGGTTTCGTCCCAGTTCCCTCCGGCAGTCTGGCGACGGCACCAGCGACATTGGCCTGGCCAGCAAAAGACCCGGGAGACGTTCTTGACTACGAGTTCGACATCTCGCCGGCGCTGGCTGGCAATGAGAAGGACACTATTGCCACGATCAGTGTGACGATCCAGCCGTCAGCGATCGGCGATCTGACACTGAACTCCTCGGCGGCGGATGGCAGCGTGGTAGTGCTGTGGCTCGCCGGCGGGCAGGTCGGGACAGTGTACTCGGTGCAGGTGAGCATTGGCACTACGGCGGGGCGGACGATCGGGCGAGCGATCTACCTGCCCGTGCTGGCGCTGGTGTCGGGTGCGCCACCAGCCAGCGCATTGACCACGGCCGATGGTACGGCCGTATCGGACCAGTCCGGCAACGCCATCACGGTTGGAGGCTGAACCGATGCCGACCATCGACCAGATGGATGCGGCGACCGCCGTTGCCAATACTGACGAGTTGCCAGTCAGCCAGAACGGTGTGGTTCGCAAGGCGACGCAAGCACAGATCGTGGCCGGTCTGCAACCGACGCTGGCCGTGCCGCAGGCGAACCTGCTGGGGCGCAGCAGCGCCGGTACCGGGGCGCCAGAGACGGTGGCGCTGGGGCCGGGATTGTCGCTGGCCGGGGGAGTACTGTCACTACTGCCACCGTCGCACACCTTTGCCGATTTGCCACAGGCCGGACCACCGGGTGGGGGCGACTTGGTGCCGTTTTGCCAGAACGGACAGGACATGGAACTGCCATATGCGCAGTTCATGGCGGGCCTGTCCGGGTTGGCGGGTGTTGACGGCTCGGGGCTGGTCGCACTGCCGAGCGGCACCGCTGCGTCGAGGCGGCTGGCCGACCTGTTTGCCGATTCGGTCGCGGTCGAATCGTTCGGCGCGCATGGTGACGGCGTGACCGACGATACCGCCGCGTTCACCGTGGCGGTGGCGTCCGGCCGGCCGGTACGGCTGGGCCATGCCACCTACGTGGTCAACGGCCAGTGGACGATCAGTCAGCCCGGCACCGTGCTGCTCGGCACGCCCGGGTTGAGCGTACTGCGCCGGGCAAGTCAGACCGGCGGCGCGTGGATCGCCATCCAGGCGGACGGATTCCGTGCCGAGGGGGTGGTGTTCGACGCCAAGAGCGCCGCAGTGACGCTGGAAAGCTGGGGGGTACAGGTCGGTACGCAATGCCTTGCGTCTGATTTCCATCGCTGTGCCTTCCTGAACGCGAGTGGGCCCACGCTGGGCTGCGGCCTGGTTTTCCTGGCTTCCGATCCGGCAATGTGCAAGCACGTGGTGCGTGACTGCGAGTTTGCCGGCAATGCCGCACATGGTGTGTGGGTGCAGGCTTGCGACGGTGTGCTGGTGGCGGAGTGCCGCGCCCACGACAATGCCGGCTACGGCATCAACGTGGACTACAACGATCCCACCTTCAAACAGCAGGCGCACCTGGTCCAGGTGGTCGGCAACCGCTGCTGGAAAAACGACCGCGGCATCGGAATAGGCAACTTCAACGCGACCAATACCACCCCGCCGGTCTGGGGGCACGCCAACCCGGACGTACTGACGGTGCTGGTTTCCGGCAATATCTGCCATGATAATGCCAGCTACGGCGTCGCAGTGTCTGGCTGGGGGCTGGTTGTGCAGGACAACCTGCTGAGCAACAACGGTCTAGCGTTGCCCTCGGGCGCAGGGTTGCTGGCCAATGCGGATCATTCCCGGATCAGCGGGAATACAGTGACCGGAACGTCGACCTACGGCATCGACGCGGGTGGGTCGGTGACGTGCGACGTGTCGGGCAACACGGTCACCCAGGCCGCTACCGGCGTGAACTGCGGTGGCAGCACGAACCTGCGGGTGGGCGGCAACGTGATCCAGGACTGCACATCCTGGAGCGTGGTGGTTGAGAACGTGGAGTCAGATGCGAACGGTCTGACCTTCGGCATCGCCTGCCAGGGGCTGGCCCTGACCGGCAACTGGATCGGCATGCCGAGCAACTCGGCAGGCGGCATCGTACTGCGCAATGGGCCACAGGGCGTGCATGTGGCGCGCAACTGCTTCGTCGGCGGCGTGGTGACCAACTGCTTGTCGGCACGCACTGATTCGGTGATCGTCGAAGGCAACCTCTGGAACTTCGCGCCGCGGATGGTTTGCAATCCAAGCGCTGCCGGCGGCGTGCAGCAGTTGGTGATTCCGGATATCGCCGACAGTGTGATGGTGACCGCATCACCTGGCGGTGTGCAGTCGATACTGACCTACAGCCAGGCGAGCGTCGCGGGCACGATCGGATTCATCCGGGTGACGGCGGGTGGCCAGGGCTACACAGCCGCCTCCGTTGCGGTTGGTGGCAGCGGCCTTGGTGCCGCGGCGCAGGCGGTGGTGGCCAATGGCGCGGTCATCGGCGTCGTATTGACCAATGCCGGCAGTGGCTACGGTGCGATGGGCACGCAGGTGCCGGTGGCGATCACCGGTGATGGGACGGGGGCCACTGCGTTCGGCTATGCAGGCCTGCCGGTGCCAGAGGAGCGGCAATTGCTGATCCGTTGCAACTGCAGCGTTCTGTTCACTTACTCCGGCTCGTGGCCGGCACAGGTAAGCGCCTCGGCGGCCGACCTGACTGTGCCAGCCAATGCAAGCGTCATCTGGACCGGAACCTGGAACACCTGGCGCTCCGATCACTGACGCGCCGGCACATTTTCCTTGTAGCTATCGTGATCGTGCCTCCGGGCATGGGGAGGTCTTTGCATGCCGACGCTGGAGCAACTGGCACAGGTTGTCGCCGCCAACCCCCCTGACCTCGTTTTGTTGGACCAGAATGGGGAGACGTGTGTGGTGAGCGTTGGGACGCTGCTCGATCCGGTGCAGCCGCGGCTGACACTGGCGAGCGGCGTCCTGCTGGGACGTGTGAGTACCGGGGCAGGCGGGCCGGAGTCGGTTGGCGTTGGCAGCCCGCTGGCTATACAGAATGGACAACTGGTGCTGGACGCCAATGGTCTGGCGCCGCTGGACTCGCCTGCATTTACCGGTTCTCTGTCGCTCGGGGCGGTATCAAGTCGGCTCGGATTCTTCGGAGCGGTAGGCGAGACGCAGCCGGTGGTCACGGGTTCCCGTGCTGGGAACAGCGCACTGGCGTCCCTGCTTTCGGCTTTGGCGGGGCTGGGGCTGATTATCGACGCCAGTACGACGTAGAGGGACAACACATGGCTCTGCAGCAAACCATCGCCGGCGCGCTGGTCCCATATTGGATGATTTTGCGTTAAGAGATTGACTAAGTCGCCACGACACGCACGGTAAAAGCCTGAGCCTGAGCAAGGGAAGCGGACAGCCGAGTATGGAGCACATCTCCGAGTGGCTGCTGGCGGCATTCACGGCCATGATCAGCGCCATCCTCACACACGCCTTTTCTACCATCCGCGCGCGAGCCGAGTGGCGGCGCGAGGCGGACATGATCCGCCAGGCGCTCAGCCAACACGAAGCGGACACGGCGACCGCAATGGGCGAGGTAGCGACGATGAAGCGCGAGCAGGAGCTTCGCTTCATCAGTTTGGAGAAGGACGTCAGCATCCTCGACAAGAAATCGAAGATGCTGGTTACGAGCTACGAGCTCGAGCAGCAACTGCAGACCTCGCTCATCCGCTTTGACGAACTGCGGCGACGGATCGTCGCCATGGAGGATCAGGTGTTCGGTTTTAATCTCGACGGTGCACTTATAGCGCCACAGTTGGTGGTCCGGCGGGATACATGACCGCATTCGAACAGGCTTTTGTCGTGGTGGTAGGGCACGAGGGCGGATTCTGCTCCGAGCGGGCCGATCCGGGGAACTGGACTGGCGGGGCAGTGGGATGTGGCGAGTTGCACGGGACCAAGTTCGGTATCAGTGCCGCTGCCTACCCAGCGGAGGATATTGTCAATCTGACTCTTGAGGCGGCGGCGGCGATCTACCGACGCGACTACTGGGATCGCGTATCGGGGGACCGCCTGTCATTGCCACTGGCGTTGCTGGTTTTCGACGCGGCAGTGAACAACGGCGTGGTACGCGCAGCGGGTTGGCTGCAGGGCGCTGTCGGTGTAACTGTGGACGGGCGCCTTGGACCCGAGACCCTGGCCGCGGTGGACGCGGCGGTGCGCGCACGGAGCAGTGCGGCAATATGCGCTGAGTTCCAGGCACAGCGTCTAATGTTCATGACTGGGCTGCCGACGTGGCGTATCTTTGGGCTTGGTTGGGCGCGGCGGCTCAGCTTGTTGCCGTATCAGTCCGTTGCCATGAGCGCTGAAGCTTAGGTGTGTAGTCCCAACATGTGATGGTGGATCATTAACTGGCCAGTTGGGAGGAGGATGCATTATGGCGAGCGTTCTTCGCGGTGGCGCCGGCAGCGGGCAGAGGATCGAACTGCTATACCAAGCAACGCCGCCAGCCCGGGCCTGATCAGAGCGGTTTGATGACAGATTTTGATCGTTCGCGTAGTCGGTCAGGGCTCGAAGGCAACCTTGGCCAGGGCGATGGACAGGCTGCGCGGATCGCGGGAGTCGGGATTGGCATAGCGGACGGGAACAAAATAGGGCGGCCGGATGGAAAGCACATTGAATGGGTGGCGCAGTGCGACCGGATCGGTCTCCAACGTGAACCAGGGACTTTCGACGCGGCTCACGCGAGTGGCCACCTGTGTACCATTAACCTCGATTACGATTTCGTTGACCGGGTATTCCTTATGGATAGCGTAGCCATGTAGCCGGATGCGCGCGGCAGGTGCAGCCAGGTCAAAGTGAATCCGGGTCGGTTGCTCGCTGTCGAGCCAAGCGAAGCCGCCACGCTCGACCTCGTGGAAGCCCTGCAGGCCGGGAATGCTGCCGATCACGACATTCTCGCCAAGGAAAGGGACATGGATCGCCGAACGGCCAGTCACGGCATCGAGTTTTTCATCGAGCCAGGAACATCGGCTGGCGAACAACCCTGCCGCATGCTGGTATAGCACGACGTCCATCGCGTTGCGGGAAACGATTTCGAGGCTGCACTCAATATCTGGGGTAGCCCCGGTTGGGTTAGTGACGTTCTCGTGGCTGATATTGAGGTTATAGGGGATGCCCCACGCGCCACGCGCCACCCGCATCGTGTTATTCATGTCCTCGGCGAGACCAAAATCGATGCTGTCGAGCGTGAGCAGTGCGGCCCGGATGATTTGCGGCGACGGTGCCACATTCCAGAACTTTGGCGAGTCCGGTGTGTTGATTTCTGGATCGCCGCACAGCATCCGGGTCATCCCATCATGGATCTGTGCAAACAACTCGGGCTGGCGCGAGGTAATGAACTCGTTGAAGGTGAAGTTGGTCCGCAGCCCCAGCCGGCGCTGTTCGGCAGGCGATCTCCGCTGGATGAACCGGAACAGCGACATCACGCGGGTAATCGGGTGGCGTAGAACGGTAAAGGTGGAACACTGGGTTTGCCACGGCGCGATCATGTAGAACGGAACGTGCCCGGTGAGGCAGGCGAGATCGCAGGGCCGTTCCGACAGCAAGCGACCGATCTCGCCAGAAGTCGACTCGTCAATCGAGATCAGGCGAACCAAGCGGTTCTGCCCGAAGATGTTGCGTAACGTGCCAATGAACGACGTGCCCGCCGTCTTGGGAATATGCAGGAACATCACGGGGCGGTCGAGCGCCGTCGGGACGACCGCTGAAGACGGCTCGGCCAGTTTCCTCGCAAGCAGCGTCGGCCGAGTAGTCATCGCGAACCACGCTCGATACCTATTGACATGCTTGCAGCCTAATCTGCCCGACAGATGTCGCGTGTGACGAACTGTAAGCTCGCCGGCAATAATTAACCATTTTAGAACCATTCCTATAGAGGAAATATCCTGTAATATTAACGGAAATCGCGTGAGCGCGGAATCGTGCGGGGTTGATTGAAATGCCCAATCGGTCCCCTTGCCCGGGGGCCGGGAAGCTCGTCGGCACGGACGGGCGTCGGTGGCGCGGTAGCGTCATCTTCCAGGGTGTGCAGCGACGCCGAGCGGTCGGCAAGGCGATCCGCTACCACATGCACCACACCCTCGGGTGAGCGCTGGATGCGACCGTCCACCAGCAGCAGCGTGGATCCCATCAGCGCCTGGCGGTTGCGCTCGGTGAGCGACGGCCAGACTACCACGTTGGCGATGCCAGTCTCGTCCTCGATGGTGACGAACACCACCCCCGAGGCATTGCCCGGGCGCTGGCGTACCAACACCACGCCGGCCACGCGCAAGCGGGCTCCGTCGGGTTGCACGGTTGCCTCGGCGCAGCTGCGTACCCCCTCGCTGGTCAGCGTGGGACGCAGGAAACGTAGCGGGTGGGCCTTCAGCGACAACCCGGTCGTTTGATAGTCCGCGACCACCTGCTCGGGCAGCCGCATGTATGGTAGGTCGGCCACTCGTACCCGCATGGGCAGGGCGGCGAACAGCGGCAGGTCGTGCGCATTGTCCAGGCCGCGCACTTGCCATAGCCCGGTGCGCCGGTCGAGGCCAAGGCTGCGCAGTGCGTCGGCCTCGGCGAGCGCCACCAGTGCGGGCTGCGGCAATCCCGCTTCTGCCAGGGTCGGAAAATCGGGAAAACCGCTATCGCGCGCGTCCAGTAACGTGCTGGCCCAGTCCGGGCGGAAGCCCGCAACCAGCCGCAGTCCCAGACGCAGTGCGCCGCCTTCTTCCA